CTTCTCGAGAAGGGGTATGAGGTATGGGGTACTATTCGTCGTAACTCATCTCCAGAGTATAACACTACTCGTGTTGATCATATTTTTAATCGAGTTAATCTCGTCTATGCTGACTTAACTGATATGTCTTCTCTTGTAAGTGTATTACAGAAGTCAAAGCCAGATGAGATTTATAATCTTGCTGCTCAGTCTCATGTACGTGTTAGTTTCGATGCTCCAATTTATACAGCTGAAGCAACTGGACTCGGTACACTTAACTTACTTGAAGCTATTCGATTAACTTGCCCTAAAGCTCGAGTCTATCAAGCTTCTTCGAGTGAGATGTTTGGTAATACTATTGATGAAGATGGTTTCCAGAGAGAGACTACTCAACTCAATCCAGTAAGTCCTTATGGGTGTGCAAAAGTATTCTCTTACAACATTTGCAACAACTACAAGAATAGTTATAACATGCATATTAGTAATGGTATTCTTTTCAATCACGAATCTCCAAGACGCGGTATTAACTTTGTAACTAACAAGGTTGTTAATGGTGCAGTAGATATTAAGCAAGGTCGTAAGAAGACTTTGACTCTTGGTAACCTTGCAGCAAGTCGTGATTGGGGTCATGCTAAAGACTACGTTAAAGCAATGTGGTTAATGCTTCAACAAGACGAGCCTGATAACTATGTTTGCTCTACTGGTATATCGCATACAGTTCAAGAACTTGTTGATTATACTTTCGGCATTATGGGTGTTAATACTGATCTTGTTAAAACAGATTTACAGTTTGAACGTCCAGAAGAGCTTGAGCATCTTAAAGGTGACTCTACAAAGCTCAGAACAAAGTTAGGTTGGAAACCAACTTATACATTTGAAACAATGCTTGATGAGATGATCTTTGTAGCTGCAAATAAGCGTAACAAAGATGTTGATACCAACAAGTTCTAGTATATAATAAAAAAGTAATTATGATTATTAAACAATACCTGTATAACGGCGATCTTATTCACAAGCGCTTTGCTTATGAGTTCTTTCGTAAAGATGTATCTCCTGTCGGTAACGTTGTTGCCTTCCGTGCTCCTATGGATGTGACTAAGAACCTTATTGACCTTGAAGATACTCTCTCTAATGACTTCATTGCTTCTAAAGACGCAATTAACTTCTGTTGGGAGATTCCTAATCTTTGTCCTTTCGGTGCTGTATCATTCCAACGTCTATTCAATACTTCTATTGCTCAGATCTTGAGTAAGTATATTGATGCTCCTATTGCAATGGATGGTGATGATCTTATGGTTCAGAAGACGTTTGTAGGTTCAGATGGCAAAGAACGTGAAGAGGGTAAAGTAAGTGTTTCAATTACTTATAGCCTTGAGAACGTTGCTGTTGGTCATACTGCAGTAAATATTGATGCTGGTCCAGATGCTCCTGGATTTGCTTACTCTTCTCTCCTTAGTGATGAGGCTGCTGAAAGCTTTATGAATGAAGTTATTGCTTACTTCAATCATGAGGTCAAGGATCAATTTGTTGCTACTACTAAAGTAATCGTATAATGTTAGTCGGGTATTACGGAGTTAGTGATAAGTTCTGTGAGTGGAGCTACATACAAGGAGTCCTAAAGCATCTCAAGTTGGATGATAGCTTTAGAGTTTATATTGTTAGCACTACACAAGAGCTCGACTTTACTGATAAAGTAAAACTCGACCCTGATAAGAAGAATGTTATTATCAGTTTGTCCGATGAATGGTCAACTGATAACATTCCTCAAGAATGGAAAGATAACGCTACCGTGTTCAAGGCTTACCTAAAGCCAGAGCAAGAGAAAGGTAGCGTTCATTCTTTTCCATTAGGCTTTAATAATAAGCATAAGAAGTTTCCTAATAAGCCAATTAAAACAAGACCCATTGATGTATTCTTTGCTGGTCATATAGCCTCAGTAAATCGCCTACATTACATGAGATGGGTGCTTGAATACTTTCAAGATATGAAAGAGAGTGAGAGGCCTAAATATGAGTTCGCTGTTTCAAAAGGTTTCAATCTTGGAATGAGTGGAGAGGAATATTCACAAAAGTTACATGATGCCAAGATTGTAGTTTGCCCTGCTGGTAATGTAAGCATGGAAACATTCAGGCATTATGAAGCAATGAGAAGTGGTGCTATTGTTGTATCACCAAAGCTTCCAGATGTAAAAATCTATAAAGATGCTGCTATTTGTCAGGTAGATGAATGGGAGTATAAAGTGGGTGATACAATTATGGACTTGCTATCTGATCTAGATATGTTACAATTAGTTCAAGAGAGACAGCAGCAGACTTATAACAATAGGTTCACTGCTAAGTCAGTAGCTAAATATATTCATGAACTTCTTCCAGATACAAAATAAGCTCTTCTTTGCTAATAAGAAGACTCAACCTGAACCTCTTGATCAGGAAGGTGAACAGGCTTTCGTACCGTTTCTATTCAATAGATGGTTGACGATGTATAGTAAAGAGACTGTTGGCTTTGTCAATGAGACTCTCAATAAGTATTGTGGTATCTTTGATACTGATAAGCAGAAGACTTATAAGCTATACTTCAATCTTATTCCTCGTCTTAAGTTCAAACGTATTAACTATATCAAGAAGGCTAAGAAAGATAAAGAGCAGAAGGAAGAAGAGACTAATCTCAAAATGATTGCTAAGAATAACTTTATGTCTTCACGTGAGTTAGAGCAGTATAAAGAGTTGATTAATTCCTAACACATAGTAAATAATAGTATGGCTAATATTGATAACCTAGCAACTCATAAGCACTTGATCGACCTTTCGACTCACTCCGAAGGTGACATTGGCTTGACTGACGATTTTGAGTTGACAATGATTTTTGATGATATTCTTCTCGTTGAGTATGTTGATGAGAACGAGCATGGTGAGATCCAGCGTAACGGAATTTATGTTCCAACTAATGCTGTAACTAAGGCTTGGCGTAAAGCTAAAGTTGTTCTTGCTGGACCTAAAGCACAGTACGCGAAGAAGGGTGATGTTGTTATCTTCCCAAGTAATCTTGGTGTTACAGTAGCTAATATCGACGTACAAGGTACGACAGTTAAGAAGGGTATCTTTTTGAACGAAGATCGTCTCTTTGGTATTTGTAACCTTAAGAATGCAGATAAGTAGGTCAGGCCTTGACAACTTACTGCGCAGTAATGTTTGTGAAGTACGCTTTGTAAGACGTGATCCAAGACCTGGTGACGGTCCTACAAGGCGTATCCTTTGCACTAAGGATTTGAGTATCCTTACCTCTATAAATGGTAGAACAACTCTAAACTATAGACCACCTCGAGGTGGTATGCAAATTAATGAAGCAGCGCAAAACATATGCGTTGTGTGGGACATCATGATGCAGGACTATAGAAACGTTGCGATGGATAGTTGTACCTTAATACAATCAATTCCAGCAACTGACTGGTGGGAATATTTTAATGAAAATATTTATCCAATGGCACCAGAACAAAAACTTAGCTTTATGAACTCATGAATATCTCAACTGAAAACTTCTCAGATCACCTTAAACCTTTTCTATTACAGAAAGTAGCCATTTGTACAGATAAGAAAATTATCCGTAAAGGTAGGTTGAGGATTTTTCAGATTAAGCAGCACTATGCTAAGCTTACTTTAGAGGATGAAGTAAGAACACGATTGTATGAGATTCCATATCCATATGAGATGTCTTCAGATGGAAGAAAGCTTACTCTTTGCTATAAGCTTGATAAGTTTCTCAATGTAGGTGATCTTGATCTACAAGTTAAGTTCTTAGACTCAAGTAAGAGTTCTAAGCTATATGACTCTAATGTCTATATTCTACCTTTGGAAGATGTTCAGTTTTAACTTGATTATGCTACAATGTAGCCTATAATAGTTATAGTGATCGGTTCAATAACAAACAACTTCCCCGAGGGCTATACTCCTAATCCCTCACAAGTAAAGCTTCTAAAGAGTATTGATGAAGCTTTTGCAGCAGGTAAAAAATTCGTTATCTGTAATGCTCCTACTGGAGCTGGTAAGTCTTTTATCTCTAAGACTCTTGGTAATGCTTCAGAAGAAGCTCCTGATGAGTTTAGAGAGTTAGTTACTTCATATGCTGCTTTCAAGAGAGGCTCTTCAGGATATAAGTATGAAGAAGAGATGGAGGAGACAGCTCCCTTTGGCTGTACTGCTTTGACTATTACAAAGGCTCTACAAGATCAATACAAAGAGCTATTTGATGATGTTGAGGTTGTTAAGGGTAAGTCTAACTATCAATGTGTAGTAGATGAAAGATTTCCTGTAGATGTAGCTCCTTGTGTAAGCTCTCAGAACCTCAAAGCAGAGTGCTGGGCTAAGTGCAAGTGTCCTTACTATGAAGCTCGTAACAAAGCTCTAACTGCTCAGTTCAATACTCTTAACTATAATATGTTCTTTGCTCTTCCTGATCATCTTAAGAAGAGGCAGTTCTTGATTTGTGATGAGGCTTCTGAGCTAGAAGATCAGTTGGTAAAAGAGTTTACTTGTAAGATTGAGTATAAGTTTCTTGCTCGTATGGATATTGCTCCACGCATCTTGACTTCGAGTATGAATGCTCTTAAATGGTTGTCAGAACTACAAGTTGATCTTACTGATAAGATTGATGATATCAAAGAGATACTTAAGACAAGCAAGACTCGTAATAAGAAGTCTTTGATGGACCTTACTACCAATATGCAGAGGTTACAGAACCTAAAAGGTAAAGTAGATCTTGTAACTGACTCTTGGAGTGAGAGTGAGTATGTCCATACTAAAGACAGGGAAGGTATTACCTTTATGCCTCTTAAGGTTAATAACTTGGCTAAGAGACTATTTGACTTTGCTGATCAAGTCATCTTAATGTCAGCTACTATTATTGACCCTGATAACTTCTGTAAGAGTCTTGGTATTACTGATTATCAATATGTAGAAGCTGAGTCAAGCTTCGATCCAAAGAAGGCTCCTATCGTATGTAACCCTAAGTATAAGCTCAACTATCACCTTATGGAGAAGAACCTTCCTAAAGTGATTAGACAAGTAGCTGAGATTTGTAAGCATCACGGAGCTGATAAAGGTATCATTCATACTCATAACAATACTATTACCTCAAAATTGAGCACTATGCTTTATGGTGATAGGTTCTTGTATAGAGAGCCTGGTATTAAGAATGAGGATATTCTAGATCAGCATATGCTTAGTAGTGAACCTACTGTATTAGTATCTCCTTCAATGTCTTATGGAGTAGACTTGAAAGGTGATCTTGCAAAGTTTCAGATTATTATCAAAGCTCCGTTCTTACCTACTAAAGATGTAAGGATTGAGAAGCTTATGAAGGCTGACTTTAGCTGGTATCAGAATAAGATGCTTTGTTCTTTGATTCAGTCTTGTGGTAGAGGAGTTAGATCTACTAAAGATGAATGTATTACTTATATTCTTGATGGTACTATTGTTGAGAATATTGTAAGAGCTAAGCATAAGTTACCGAAATACTTCCTCGAACGCTTCATTTAACATTAAATAATAGTAGCTTTGAAGAAATATACATACAACTTCGAGATTAAGGACTTGCTTACGCAATTTATTGCTGCGTTTGATGATACAGTCATTAAGCGACACAATAAAGATAAAGAGCCAGAGCAAGAGATTGCTGTGAGATACGTGATGGCTCCTAAGCAGCGTATCATGTATGACGTTATCAACAAAGCTCAAAATATAAAACTACCTGTTGTTAGTGTCGATCTTACTTCTGTATCTTATGATACAGAAAGAGTATTCAATAAGCTCGATAACTTTGATAACTATGGTGCTGATACAGCTACTTCAATTAATACTCCTGTACCAGTTAACTTAGAAGTTAGCATGTCTATTCTTTGTAGGTATATGTCTGACATGGAGCAGATACTTTCTAACTTTATTCCATATACCAATCCATATATTGTACTTGCTTGGAGAGAGCCTGTTGAAGAATCATTGCTTAGTGGAGGTAAGCCTTACAATCCTATTGAGATTAGATCTGAAGTCTTATGGAGTAATACAATCTCAATGAATCCTCCAAAGGATACAACCTATAGTGAGAAGTTTAGGATTGTTGCTGATACCTCCTTCACTATTAAGGGTTGGATGTTTAGAAATAAGAATGATAGATCTAATCCAATTTACTTTATTGATACTAACTTCATTAATGCTGATTCATCTTATAGCTTTACACCAGCTATTACAGCTCAAGACTATGAAACATTCTTTGATAGCTTAACAGCAGATGCTGATATTGAAACTGTATCACTTTCTGGATACCCCTTTACTGACTCTGTATTCTATAATGCTTCAGGATTCCCAATGCCTATTGATAGTCCAGTAACTATTACTACACAAGCTAAACAACTTAATAAAGGCACATTCACTCTTATTGGTCAGAACTATAATGAGACTGAGTTTGTTCTCCTCTCATCTACTTCTGCTCTTACAGATACTCTCACATCAGTTGATACAACCTATACAGGTACAATTGAAGGTTATCTACTTCCACTTTCAAGCTATACTGTACAAAGTGATACAGTAATGAATATTAATCTCTCTAATCTAAACGCACCAGGAACATTCCAGGTAGTAGTCAAGAACCCAGCAGGGTGGACTTCTACAGGAAGCATCTCTGGAGTATCCTTTACAACTGAATAAATATATTAAGATGGCAAACACAAATCCAACTAATGACGGAAGAGCAGCTACATTTGGTAGAAACCTTATGAACTATGTTTCAAATAGGCTTCCGTATGCTTCACAAGAAGATGATTCTCTTAATGATAAGTATAAGCACTTTGCTAAAAATGGTCAGCAGAGAGCAGAAGCACTTGTTAAGTCATCTGTAACATCTTCTAATCCTTATAACAATATCCCTATTGGTGACTTTGGTAAGGATGGCTCCTTCAATGATGTTATGTATGCATCGCTGGATCAAGACAAAGGTGGTCGTATGCGCGACTATCGTGCAATGGCTGCTAATAATGAAGTAGCAGAAGCTCTTGATGAGATTTGTGATGAGATGATCAATGCTGATGAGACAGGTCGTGTTATCAAGATTGCATATGAGAACATCGAACTTGATGTAGATCAAAAGACAGATCTAGATAAAGAGTTTGATAAGTATGTTGACTTCTATGACCTTAAGTCGAAAGGTTGGCAGTACTTCCGTCAACTACTTGTTGAAGGTGAAGTTTACTTTGAGCAGATTCTTCACGAAGATTATGTTAAAGAAGGTGTTCTTGGTTTGATTAACATTCCTGCTGAGATTATTGACCCTGTTTATAATAACATTCAAAACATGATTGTTAAAGGCTTCATTTATAAGAAGCCAATCTTTAGTGCACAGCAGCCTAATAAGGTTGAAAAGACTGAAATGGTTCCTATGGAGCAAAACCAGATTGTTTATGCTAACTCTGGTGTCTATAATGATACTAAAGACTTTGTTATTCCTTTCCTTGAGAATGCTCGTCGTCCTTATCGTCAGCTTTCTCTTGTTGAAGATGCTATTGTTATTTACCGATTGGTAAGAGCTCCAGAACGTCTCGTATTCAACGTTGATGTTGGTAATATGGCTCCACCAAAGGCTGAAGCTTATCTTCGTAAGCTTATTCAGAACTATTGGTCAAAGAAGACTTTTGATAGTGATCAGAACAATGTTGTTAACAAGTTCAAT